GTCTTGGTCAGATTTTTGTATAGACATTTACCCCACCCCCCGTCAATGGGCAGGGGGGTATGAAAAAAACCCCTGACCGGTTTGGTCAAGGGCTGGTGGTTGTTTTGGGGTTACTTGTTTGATTTAGCGTTGTTGCACGATCTGTGTACGCCTTGCAGTTGGCTTATGTCTGTTACTTCGATACTTGGTGTGATGTGGTCAGCTTCAAACGGGTCACCCCATCTTGCACCTTCACCGCAGATGGCACACGCTATGGTAGTTGCTCGCACTATCTTGGCTAACTGCTGATACTTGCCCCCGTATTGATTTGTTTTCTTCTTTACTTCGGCGCGGCGTATTTGGTTCAGTTGGTCTATGCGTGTTTGATGTTGGTTGCAACGATTGTAACCAGGCGCGGTCAGGCGGCCACAGTCTAAGCAAGGTTTGGGGAATCTACTCACGGGTCAGGTCATTTACTATTTGTATTGTGTGTAGCCAGTTGCGTGTTGGTATGCAGGTAGCTTCGGTTAGGGTTACGGGGTAGTCGTTGCCACCAGGTTGTAGGTCATCGCCTATGAACGTTATTTGCTTAGTGCTAACCCCGTAGTGTTTAGCGATTAGTTCAATACCGGTTTGTTTGTTGTGGCCCTTGTGTGTGATGTCTATGCTGGTTGTTCCACCTATGTGTGCAACATAGTCACCTAAGTGCGGTTGCAAGTGTTGGATTATGTGGTTTCTTTTTTTCCCATCGGCATCCCACCTTTTCTTTAGGTCGGGGTAGGCGTGTTGCCCTAATGCGCTGTAAGTGATTTGGCTCACACGATCTTCAATAATGTCACCAACAGGGTCAAGACACCAATAGCCCAAGTTTGTAACAACGTTTGTGAGCAGCGTAGTTATTGCACGTCTGTCTGCTAGTGGTAAAGCTTTGGTTACAGGTTGCTGGTTTGGTTGCTGGTATGTTGTGCCTGAACAGGCGTAAACGCTTATCGGTGTGTTCAAGGGTAGCCGGTCAAGTACTTGTGAACTGACCTGACCCATAGTGCCACCAGTAAGAATGGCCACACGAAATTGAAGTGCGAGGTTTGCCAGCATTACTGCTATTGCGTCAGGTATAGGCTGCTTTGATTCGGCTAATGTGCCATCAAGGTCAAAGACAAAGACTTTAGTTGCCATAATTTTCAAACAAACTGATTTGTTTTATTTTTTCTACGGGTGGTTTGGTTGCTACAAAACTAAATGTTTGTTGGCTCAATCGTTTGGCTATCAGTTCACAGTATTTTTCTTCATACTCAACGCCGATAACTTTACGCCCTAAGTTTCGTGCTGCTAAGAGTGTTGCCCCTGAACCTGCAAACGGATCAGCAAGCAAACCTTCAGGGCAACGGTCAATCAGTATTTCCATAAGTTGTAAAGGCTTAGGTGTCGGGTGGCCTATCTTGCCGACCTCAAGGCCCCTATGTTCGTTTGTTGTAATCACTGAACGTTGTGGTGGTGATGAAGGCCTGAACCCCTTACCTAAAATGTATATTTCCTCATCTTGCGTCATAAATGGGGCGTTCAATGCACCCGGTGGCATTCCTGCTTTATGCCAGATTAGACGGTGTTGAACATTTTCGGGTTTGGCTATCTTCCAAGAACCAAACACTATTGCAGGTTTCTTACCCCATAACGCTAAAGCTTTATCCCTTGTTTCTGGGTTTTCATCATTTTTAATACCGTCAGCAAACCTGTGGAAACCTTTATTTACACCAGTAGTAACGCCAGCCCACGCAATACCGTAAGGCGGATCAGTAACCAAAACCTCAGCATCCAACCAAGCAGTCTGTTCTAGGCAATCACCGTGATACAGCGTCACAAAATCATCCTGATAGTAAACGCTCATTTGCCACCCTTATCAGTTGAATCAAAGCCTGACCCATTGAACTTGATAGCCGGTGCAACATACACGCGCTTCATTTGCTCGCCACAATGACAGATAGCTTTAAAATCTGTTTCTTTAATACTGATTGACTGTGTGCGTTCATTACCGCATTTATCGCAACGATAATCATAGACAGGCATTAAGTTTCCTTCACTACGGCCTAGTGGGTTGCCATGAATCGAACACGGACAGGTGGAAGGAAAACATACAAAGGAAGAACCTGCATATCCAAATCAACCCAAAACTAAACTACTACACCGCCACCAGCTTGAACACCGAACCAGTAAACTGCTTACCCTGCTCAACAACAAACCCTACAAGACCAGGTTGCGAATCTTCACCCGAAATGCGCTGATACCAGCCAGACCCATTATCAAGTGTTGCGGCTTGAATCCAGAACCTTGAATTGCCTTGCTGATCCATACCCAATTCAGTTACGCGCAAGTGATGAAAATGACCGGTCACCAGAATAGAAGCGTTAGCAATAGGTGAGTGACCAAACGAAGACTTACGCCAAAAGTCAGGCAACTGTTCCGGTCTGCCAACCTGATGCCCGTGAATCAAACCAACACGATGCCCAAACACGTCAAGGGTCAAAGCTTCATCGTGTGTCTGTGGTTCAAAAAACTTGATTGGCAACTTGGTTTCAGATGCTAACCGTGCCAACTGACGGCCAATAAACACACCCCAATCATCCGTAGGCGTACCCACAACTTGTTTCTGCACACGCCATTGACAATGATTCGACCCAACAGATGCATACACAATGTTGGGCACAAGGGCAGCCAAAGCTTTCAATAAGTCAAACAGAATAGTTGTACCCAAATCAATTTGTTGCATTATCGAAAGGTCATTTGTGCGAAGCTGTTGCAAGTTAGCGGCGTTGCCAAAGTTTTCAATCAGGTCACCTACATCCAGCACAACAATCTGTGACGGTTTCTCGCGCCGTATCACATCAAACAGTTGCTTCTTTACAGCTTCGACACGGGCAAGCAGTTCAGTTACACCGCCCCTGTAATCAACCTTGCCTATCTGCAAGTCAGACCAACACACAACTAGGGCTTTATCGCCAACGGCCTTGACAGGCTTTAAGTTTGTTTTCTTTTTTGCTTCGGCATACAGCAACGGCAAATTAGGCAGGGTTACTATGCGGCGAAAGTTGAACCGGTATGAAGTTAGCCAATCACCGTCATAGCGTTGCCAACGTGAAGTGCGCGGTGTACCTATCACTTCGTATTCGTCAGGAGAATAACCAGCGTCTATGAGAAACTGCGAAAAGTCTGCACCTTCGGGTAAACCAGGTGTAGTGGCTGTACCTTGTACGCCGTCAAACTCTACGGCTACCGCGCCTAACGGGGTAACAGTTTGTTTCGGGGCAGGGGTCAGATTTTCCAGCAAGAACAGGCCTTTGTTCGGTGACGTTTAATGCCATTAGCAGCAAGTTTAACGCCACGCTCACGCAACACTTCTTCTAAAGTTGCGTAGGGCCATTCAGGGTTCATTACAGCTTCTTGTAAAAGTTTGCCATCTACGTCAGACAGGCTTTCAAAAACTGACCGGTATGAGCAAGGCCACATCTTTTTAGGTGGCGTAATACCTTCCAGCATTAGTTAGACCTTTCCGCAAACACTTGCCCGTCATCCAGCAAATCTGCAACAAGCAAATAAAGTGCTGGTTCAAGTTTATGCACCTGGCTTGCTGGAAGCATAGAAATCAGTTCAAGTAGGTTAGCCAACGAATCACGCAGGGTGTCAAAATCGTCAGACCAAACAAGATCAGACCGCAATAAGTCAACGGCAGCAGTCAGGTCAAAAGGTTTAGTGGTTTGGCTCAATTTCACGCACCCACTTACCTAGTTCAAGACTTGCTTCAGAACCAGGCGCGGTCAAATCACGAATCACAAGCAACCGGTCACGAATACCAGCGCGTTCAGCAGCGGCCCCGTTATTGCAAGCATCTATTGTTGACTTCAAAAACTCAGTTCTAGGTATAAGAATCATTTCAGGTGTTTCTTCACTCATTTTTCTTCCCATCGTTTTAGTAACTCAGACGAACTATTTAGTTTTTCAGTACCACCAACACCAAACACAAATTCTAGACGGTCATCTTGCAACCGCATTTCAGGAATGTTTTCTTTAGTGCGGTCACCACCGTTTACAAACAACATAGGTATTTCATCAAACGTGTTCAATTGGCTTTCAATAAACTTTATGGCCGACCCGTCAGAATCGTCAAACTCTATAACTTCGTCAACCATCCATAATGCATTTAGTACAGCTTCACGGTCTTCAAAGTCTAAAAAGTGTTTGCCCTTCTTGCGTTTCAGCCAGGCATCACTATTCAAGCCAACAACAAGGTGGTCACCTAGTTTGTAGGCTGCTTCAAGATATGCAACGTGGCCCTTGTGTAACGGATCAAACCCACCGGTGACTAGCACTACACAACGAATAGTCATTTGTTTTCCAATCCGGTCAGGTAAATGACTTTTTCGCCGTGAGTATCAAACGCAACAAATTCACCTGTGGCAGCGCAACGGCGTATGGCGTTCAAGTCGGTGAGTAGTTTTATGATTCTTTCTTGTTCGGCGGCTTGGCCTTTTTCAAACGCGTCTAAACGAATAGGTGCTTTCACTTGTTCTCTCCTTTGATGGCATCCACTAACTTGTAGCGAAACTGCCAGATGGCATAGTTGAAAGCTTCTATGTCACGATCGCTTGCGCCTTTGGTAAACAACTCTGGCTCAAACTTGTAAACCAGGTTGATGATGCGTTCACGTTCCTGCACCACACCCAACTTGATACCCACAGCTTTACCAGCTTCACGCCAACGATCTAGTTCTTCCATTCCCTAACCTTCCCTTGTACTTTCAAAAACAAGTAATAACCACGATGCTTCAACTGCGTGTAACGTTGCCACCAAAACAAACGGTTCGGCGTATCCCTGTGCTTGCTCATAGTTTCCAGGCTTTCCGAAACAAGGCCACGAACCCAATCAGCACACCCACACCAATAATGCCAGCGGTGATGTTAGGGAACGTGTCAACAAACCACATCATCAAAAGTGTGGCAGCAATAACGGCAACGGTTTTCATTTCTGTTCCGCCAACCAGCGTTCAATGGAATCACGGTGCAACCCGTAAGTCATTGAAACCCAATCGGTTGCGTAGTATGTGCGTTGCCAATCGGCAATAGCTTTTGGAACAGCAAGCCAACGATCTTGTGCCTGACAGTAATACTTCCACTGCCAGACAGAATCTAAGTTTTTGTTTTTAGATTTTTCTTCGTCTTGGTAGAAGCCGTCAATCATTTTGGCAAGCTGCATCGCGTCAAAAACTGCCTCGTTCATTACGCACCAACCTTAACTTCTTCAAGGTGGTCGCGAACAAAGTAGTCAAGTTCTTGACGCACTTTGCGCATCGACTTGCTGTGAATGCTGTAAGTGCCTAGCGAGTAATACCATCCGCAAGTGCATTCTGCGATAACTGTTTCGCTGTGTGTCTGGCTTAGTTTCTTTGAAACTTTGTGCTTGGTATTCATTTGATTTCCTTTGTTTGAACTTCCTTGTAAGTACATTCAAGCAGATAAACCAGGTTTGCGGAAGCATTTACACAAACAATTTTGGTCACAATTCGGTAACAGTTATGTGCGCCCCAAACGGACAACCATCCGCAAAAACCTTTGAAGATTCAATGACCACAATCTGACTGTCATTCAAAAGCAAAGACGCGTTTACACTAACCGCATCACCGATACCACGAATCAGTTTGTCAAGATCATAGGGTGTTACCGGATAGGCACGTTTCTCAGCGGCCTTAGACCGTTGCACGCAAAACTTGACATTCAGTTTCACAGCACCAGCAAACTGCACTAACTCACCTAAACGGTTCTGTTCAACCAGGTACGCTGTTGCAACATCTGACCGCCACGCCCGTAAAGCTTTATCGTTAGACGCAATCATTCTGCCACCCCCGATATGTTTCATAGAACCCTGACCAATCGGGATGCCTGAAACATTGAAACTAATCGTCTTCACGCGCTTTATTCCAAGCAGCAATACTGCCACTAATAAACATCCACGCAGACAAAATGTAACCAACTATTGACCACGCCGGTTGCGTAGAATACCAAGACAACATATACAAGACGAACCCGTAACCCCACGCAAATAGGATTTGAATCATTAGAACGGGGCTTCGCTCACATCAACAGGGGTAACCCAATCACTAGCAAGTTGCTTGTTTGACTGACGCGCAGTAACTGAAGTAGCAGATACGTGAAGCTCAACACGGGTCTTGCCTTCAAATTCTGTTTCCCGAATACTTAGACGGCCCACAACATCAACGCGCTGGTTCAATTCAACAGGTTGCCCCGTGATCCAAACCTTAAAATAGTTTTTGCCTAGTTCTTCCCATACACCGGCATCATTCTTTTTGCTAATAGGGCGAGCAAGCTCAAATCCTTTATCCCCTAGCAACTTGTTTACCCAACCAGTAACAGTAACTTCATCAATAACAATGTTCAAAGCCATTATTCTTTTCCTTTCAACGGCACAATATGGTTTACATTACAACAGTCTTTGTGCTGGCACAATCTTGCACCTGGCAAATACATCAGACCATCCATCATAGGATTATTTTCCAAATCAAACTCACCTTGCCACGCAAGACACGCTTCACCATCATATTCAATGCGTTCACGTTTACGCGTTTTACAAGACTCGCACTTTGCGTACAGGTTGTTTCGTTTAGCCGTGATCTCCCAACGGAAACCACAGCGAACACACTGAGCAAACTGATACACATCTTAAGCCTAGTGTTTGGCTTCGCTGATGCGACTGTACGCACCTTCAAAAAAGAAATCTAGCGCACCTGTTTGACCGTGCCGATTTTTGGCAATAACAATCTGCAACACATTCAACACAGATTCATCAGAGGCGTTCATCGCCGCCTTGCGATGCAACAACATCACAACATCTGCATCCTGCTCAATCGAACCCGAATCACGCAAATCAGCCATCACCGGTGCAGATTCTTTACGCCCTTCAACATTACGGTTCAACTGCGCCAAACACACAACAGGTACATTCAAATCTTTAGCCAAACCCTTCATCGCGCCACTCACTAAAGTCATAGCTTCGTAACGGGAACGACCAGAAACCTGCACATCCGCAATCAGACCCAAATAGTCAACAACAATGCCCTTCAACGGAATACCTTTGCGGATAATAGAACGGGCATAGCGGCGAATAGAAGCAACAGACTGACTAGACCGGTCATTGATTGCCAACATACGGCCCATTTCTGCACGGCCCTTGTCTATGTGCTTTTTCTCAACAGGATTTATCTGACCGCGCTCAATGCGATCTAGTGGGTAGTTGAACACCTGAGCAGTCAAACGGTTCAACAACTCACGCTTAGACATTTCCAAAGAATGAAAAGCCACAGCACCAGTAGCTTCACCTTTAGGTAATGCCATCGCATTACGCGCCAACCCAAACGCAATTTGCAACCCAACAACAGTCTTGCCCACCGCTGGTCTAGCCCCGATAACGTACAACCCACCAGGTCTAAAGCCATTCAAAATTTCATCTAAGGAATTCAAACCTGATGTTGCGTAGAACTGCCGTTCACCCAAAGACGGAAAATACTCAGCAAACGATTCACCAGCAAAAACCACATCATCATTTTGCTCATTTTCTGCAACGGCATCTAACTTCGTGTACGCCAATTCAAGTAACTGTTCAGGGTTATCGCCATCCGAAACGTCAAGCAGCAAATAGCCGGTTGACTTTATTTGCCTACGCATCGAAGCGTCAAAAACCTTTTTGGCATAGAACGAAGCTGACGCTGGTGACTGCGCTGCTGAAGTTGCCTGATAAAACAAATCAGCAAACTTTGGGAAGACCGCAATCATTGACAACGTGTCACACGGAATACCCTGCGACTGATTTTCAAGAAACTTAGACCACACAGCAGACAAACGCGGATCATCAAAGTCAGAAGACCGCAAACTAAGTTCGTCTAGGTTCTTACCTGCGTCTAAAAGAACCGCGCCAACAACGGCCAATTCAAGGTTCATAGTCTTTGACCAATATATTTCACAGCTTCTTTTTCCTTTGCTATCGGTTTACCAAACTTTACACTGTTACGAACCCAAGTACGAAACCGCGCGTCAATGTCTTTTACTGCTGAAGCTTTACCAGTAGCAAGAAGGTAATCAATCATCTGTTCAACGGCATCTGGCACATCAAGATTCGGGTTAGTCTTCTTGGCCCATTCAACCAATTCAGCACTAGGTTTCCAATCAGAATCAAAACCCTTTTTCTTTAATAATGGTTCTATATGGTTAATTATGTTTAGTGTGCCACTAGCTGTCACCCCTGTTTGCAAAACCTGACACCCCTGATTACCCAATCTGTCACCCCTGCTTACCCAATCTGTCACCCCTGACGGGTCAATTGTTATCCAATAAAGGTTAGTTTTGTATTGCCCACCAACCGGCGCGGCGTTCACTTCTACACACAGTTCACCCATCTCAACCAGGTCTTTAATGTCACGCTTCACAGACCGTTCAGACACGTTTGCGTAACGTGCAAGCGTAGCAATTGAAGGCCACGAACCCTGATCCCCTAAATGGTTTGCAATACCGATAAGAACAAGTTTTGCCCTACCGGTTGCTTGTGAGTGATTTAGCACCAGCGAAATAGCTTCAACGCTCATAGTTGACGTGACCCTTCAGCCACAGCCATCCACAGTTCTAGGCTAAAAGACTTCCTGCGCCTGATAGAAGCCCTAGTAGAAGTGCCACGCCTAGCCCTAGCAATAATCATTTCGGGGCGGTGTAGCCCCGTCACACAGTCTTTATGACCACACAACGCAACATCACCAGCAAACCGATTACCGTTTGCATCTAAAGGATTATCTTCGCTATCAAAATCGCCGTGCCAGATTTGGCATACACCAACCAAGCCAGGTATCAAATAGCGAATAGACATAACAGGGCCATTAGTGACACGTTTGCAATCGGCACATAGCTTTGAATCACCGCGCCCACGTTCAACTTGTTTTGTCCAAGTTTCTTGGCTGAACGCGTCTATACCGCACCGGTCACAAGCCACCATTCTTAGACGGTATTGGCTGTAAACGGGTTCTTTTTCTTCTTTAAACAATTTCGACACTTCCAAACATTCCAATCGCATCCGTCAAACGCTTTTCACTTAAGGAAGCGTATTCGGGATTAAGTTCACAACCAACATAGTTTCTGCCTAATTGCATAGCAACCTGCCCTGTTGTTCCAGAACCGCTAAACGGATCAAGAATCAAATCACCTTCTTTTGAACCAGCCAAAATGCAAGGCAAAATCAGTTCTGGTGGATAAGTTGCAAAATGAGCTTCAGCATATGGTTTAGTTGCTACGTTCCAAACGTCACGCTTATTACGGGTTTCAGCACCTTCATAAACGTTGCCCGACTTTGTTGCGTGTTTAGGATCATCGCTGTCACCATACTTGCTGCCACCAAATCTGATGCCCTTACCGCCAGTTTCAGTCACTACGGGTTCTTTTATGGCTTCGTTATCAAAAAAGTATCTAGGTGATTTAGTTAACAAGAAAATATATTCGTGCGATTTAGTGCAACGGTCAGTGACACTTTCAGGCATAGGGTTTGGTTTAGCCCAAATAATGTCTTGACGTAAATACCAGCCACGTTCCTGCAAAGCAAAAGCTACACGCCAGGGAATACCAACAAGGTCTTTATGTTTTAGACTAGGTAAAGGTTTTCTGTTTGCGTGACCACCACCAGAAGTAGCAGCACCATTTCTATCTTGACCCCTATTTTGACTACCTTTGTGTTCAAAACTTTGTGGTGCATTTACACCTTTAGAACCGTGTGGAATAGTGCAGTAAGTATCACCAAGATTTAGCCACAACGTGCCATCATCGGCCAGCACACGCCAAACTTCATCAAAGACTAAACACAGTTGTTCAACAAATTCGGCAGGGGTAGATTCAAGACCAATCTGGTTATCTTGGCCATAATCACGCAAACCCCAATAAGGCGGCGAAGTCACAACACACTGCACTGAACCAGCCGGCAACTCAGCCAACCGTTCACGATTATCACCAACCAAAACACGTGCAGTAACATTTAACATTTTTTCCTTCTTCCACTTCTTCCTTTCAAAACCACAACTAAACGATAAGGTTACGCTTCCAAGCATTATCTAGCAAAATCCACGATCTTGACGGCGCGTGATACACGGCAACAGTCAACGGATCAGCGTAACGGCTAATTTTCCAACCATAATTTTCAGCGGCACGAGCAGCTTTGTCAGAAGCTTCCATTTCAAAGTTTACAAACCAGCACAACAAAATCAAATTGGCAGGATTGTCCATAGTTTTGCTACCGCCCATACCCCGATTAGCACGGTGTTGCACGGTAACTTCATCAGTGCCACAATGCCAACAAATACCACCATCGCGCTTTACTAAGGCTTCACGAATTTTAGCGTTCAAGGCCGCTGGTTTTCCAGGTGAGTTCAACCATACGAGCCTGTGTTTGCACCGACATTTGCTGTTCAGACAAGATACGCAACTTAGTTTTGACCCTAGACACAACAGCACGGGCGATGTCGCGCGCTTCACGTTCAACCAACGAATTGAGTTGCGCCAATGCTTGACGATCAACAACAGTACCCTGAGCATCTAATAAGGCTTGCGAATAGGCGCGGTCATAATCAAGTTCAGTCTGAATCAGCTTTTGTTCAGCAGCAAACAACGCTTCCACGCCCTTACCGGCTTCAACCCGTATTGCAACCAGGTCACCAATAATAGAATCAGGGGTTTGAAAGTCAGTCAATGCAATCATCTGCTAGTTTTTGTATCGCATCTAGCACGGCTTTAGGCTGATCAAGTTGACGAGCATCTTGCCATAACGCACGTAGTTCAGCCTTAGACTTCAACAACTGAGCTTCAGCAACAAACTTGCGCCCAATCGGTGTCACACCACGTTCAACCTTTTCCATTTCGGTACGGGAAGCCAAACCCTTTTTGTTGCCTGAATAACCAGCCAACATCAAACAGCGGCCCACACAACTTGTTTCTGCGTTTTCAAGGGCGCTGGTCTTGTTTGCCATACCCACACCATCAACTTCAAAAGCGTGGCCCGTAGACTTCAGAAACGCAAAACCAGAATCATCCAGCAACCACAATTCAGCTTTCATAACCCACATAGAAACAGCGCGGTCAGCCGGTGTAGTCAAATTGGTGGTGACAATACGGGCAGTAGGGTGATCCGCATACAGTAAAGCCAACCGTTCATCAACGGTTGCGTAATCATTCAAATTGAACTGTGCCATTTTTACTTATCCTTATTCACTAGAAATGGGGCTGCACCATTACGGCCAGCCTGACGCACACACTTCACAACACCGTCAAACGTAGCACTACGGGCATTACCCATAAACGCTAACACCTGCGTCTTATATCCTTGTAACAACACTTCAGCGTTTCGTGACGCAAACAAAGCTTCAGAATAGTCGCGCCACAATCCGTCAGGCAACTCTACTGCTTTATCTTCAATGTCAGGGTTCAAGGCGCGGACAGTTTCAAAAGTAGAAGTTGAACCATCCCAACCAGGGTGTTCCTGTTTCTCTACACACGACCAAAATTGCGTAGCCAAAGCTAGGTCAATGCCTTGTTGAAAAGTATCCGCATCAATGTCGTACCAGCGCAACTTCTGACCACCGAACAACACAACAACTTTCGCATACTGCAAACCCATAATCCGCAAATACCATTGAACCTGCGTTGCGTAATGCTTAGGCACACCAGTCACATCACCCGCAACACCCTTCGGCGGCACAACCCAATCATCTTCAAAACGGGCAGTCTTGACTTCAATGATTCCCCACTTTTTACCATCACGATAAATAGCGTCAGGGTTTGCGTGATCCCAACCAAGAAGCCCTTGATAAGTTCCAACATTAGGGTCTATGTCAAGTTCAGGATTTAGTTCAGCAAACCAATCCAACACAAATGACTCCAAACGTGAGCCGGCTTCCATAGCTTCAGACTGTGCTATTTCAGACGGTATAAGGCCACACTTCTTAGCCCACAAAGTGAATGCAGATTCCCACTTATTCAAACCAGCAATCGTGCCAACTTCTGAACCACCGATACCGTTTGCACGGGCTTCGTGCCATTCGGAACTACCGTTCACCAGGTCACCCAGCCAGTAGGCTGTTGTTTGCTTCTGTATAGGTAAACTTGTTATAGGCATAAACTTGTTCCTTTCAATAATGCCTTGCGAATTGCCTTCACGAAACTGTGGGGGCAATTCACACATTACGGCTGTTTTTTGTTATAGTCAATAACCTAACGAAAGGAACAGACATTTTGCTAATTGAGTACAAGAACCAAATAGATTTCAAGTGTGACTATTGCACCAGCAAACTTAGCGACTTTATTGACCAGCCACGAACCCAACCTAAAAGCGTTTATGAAGCTGCACAAGTCGCAACGGTGTTTGGCTGGAAGGTTCAGGGGGTATCGGTCAAATGTCCAACTTGCGCGTAAAGTTGTGGGCCGACCTGAACCGTGCCATTGACGAAATGGAAGAACCAGAATGTAGGCGTAACCCCGACTTGTTTGACCTTGACCTGTACACGGATCAGGGAACTAAACGCCTAGCCGAAGTGCAAGCAAAAAGTTACTGTGGCGGATGCCCAGCCAAAAACGCTTGTGCGATGTATGCGGTAGCGGCCAATGAAGAAGCTATGATTTGGGGCGGCTTAACACCGGCAGAACGTGAAGTGCTAAAGTCGGGGAAATAAAGCTTAGACTTTTGCTACTTCTTTTCGGACTCCGATTTGGCTTTCTCAATCGCATCGCGCGAAGCCGAAGCCACTGTTTCTTTTGACGCACGGCCAGTAGTTGCGATTGCATAACCAATCGCGGCAACCACTCCCAGCATAATTGTCCACCAGGCAATCACCACACCCATAAACGGGTCACCAGTAGCCATAGCACCAACACCAGCCGATGTGCCAACAATAAACAACAGCACACCAAAGCCACGCCACGCAACTTCAACAATAACGCTAACGAATTCTTTCAACCACAGTTTCATTTATTTTCCTCGATGTGTTTTAGTGGGTCTATAAGTAAAGCGTACGGGATGCTTGCAACATTGACTTTTTTGCCAATAGACAAATGTAAGTGCGAGCCAGTTGAAAACTCACCGGTATTGCCAACCTTACCTATGGGTTCGCCAGCGTGAATGTATGTGCCAACTGTTCGGCCTGACTGAGCTTTCAAATGAGCGTACAAAACAAATAGTTTGTCAGATGTTGACTGAACAATGTACCAGCCCAAACCATCAGACCAGGCGTTAGCTTTGATTGATCCATTAGTAATCGCCGGAATCAGACTGCCATCTTTGGGATGCCAATCCTGACCGCGATGCGGTCTGCCATCACGATACGGCGCAAGGTTACCAAATTCGTCACCGCGAAACTTTTTAGCAAAGGGTTCAATATATTTAGTCATAGTGCGGTAGCCCCTTGAACAAGTGCAAGGTCATCTACATAAAACGTGGTTAAGTTGGCTGTGTCTATAGCCACACTAAATGTCGTTGAAGCAGCAGTTACATTTTCCCACTTTAATTGGTTATATCCGTCTATTGGTGAAAACTGAGTAACAGTTTTAGTTTCACCAAAAGTAGCAACCGATATAGTTCCTGCAACTCTTTTAACCCAAATACTAAATGAGTATTTCAAACCAACAGTTAAAAGGGTGCTGCTAAATGACCCACCAGACGCAAAATCCCCCGTATCGTAGTCAAAAGTATAGTAAACCTGAAGACTTCTAGTGCCAGTTCGTGGAGTCACGCTGGTATTTTGAAAAAGACCACTCCAACCTGCATTTAAAGTGCCTGATTCAAAACTAGGGTCGGGAAATAAATTAGCAGGTGCAGCCTTTACGCTACCAACCAAACCAGCAACAACCCCACTCACTATGTAAGTCCGTTACCGCTAATGATCCAGGCAGTTGAGGTGATCTTTACAGCAGTAGCCATACCAAAGGCCGCCAGCGTTCTTGAACCCGTAGTGCCAGCACCAGCCAAATACATCGTGTCAGTAGTGATGGCAATAGTCATAGTTGCACCTGAACCAGCAATGAAAGTGTAAGTTGTGCCAATCGGTAAAGCGAGGTTTGCGTTCGAGTTAATCGTAACTGTGCGTGTAGCCGAAGCGTAAATGTGTTTACCAGCATCACCAGCAACGAGAGTGTATGAACCTGTGGTTGTTGCGTTCTGCGGAATACCCATAAACCCAAACCCGGCAGAAGCAGTAGTTGTTGTGCCATCAGGAACAGTAGTCGCTAAACCTAGAACAGCAGAACTTGAAGTGCCAGAATTAGTTATTGGTGAGTTAACAGATATAACACCACTTGTGCCATTAGTGCCATTAGTTCCGTTAGTACCTGCTGCACCAGTAGCACCCGTAGCCCCTGTTGCACCTGTTGCACCTTGAATACCCTGAATACCTTGTGAACCCGTAGCACCAGTAGCACCCGTTGCACCCTGTGCGCCAGTAGCCCCTTGTGCACCAGTTGCACCAGTAGCACCCGTAGCACCTTGAATACCTGAAGTACCCAAAGAAACGGTGGCGTTAGTTTCGCTAACTGTTACAACGACATCAGGCACGAGTGATTTCTCCAGTCACATTAAAAGAACCCTGCAACATTCTTGTTGTTACAGAACCGGAATATAGTTCAAGATCGTATGAATACGAACCAGGAATCAAAGCCGCTGTTGCCGTACTAGCAATAGTTACCAACACACTCCCAGCTGTGCCACCCAAAGTAATACCACCATTAGAACTCGTCAAATTTAGCAACGCTGTCGCAGCACCAGCAGAATCACGAACCTGCATCGCAGACGTATAACCTGTCAGGTTTTGCGCCGTGCCGCCCACAGTCAAAGTAAAAGTTGTGTCAAACGTTGCTCCCTGTGGGCAAGTTATGTTGTATGTACCAGGGCTTATCAAACGAACATCCTACCTATCCACGCGCCAACGCCACCAGAAGCTATTGCCACACCCATAAGAATCCAACGAAACTGTTCCAAAGCGCGCAGTCTTATTTCGTGATCCTTCATATTGCGTTCAACCCAATCAACGTGTGTTGGGATTTTCTCATTCAGAATTGCAACTTGTTTCGTTAGTTCAACGGCCCACTGTGGGATAGGTTCGTTAGTCATTGACCGGCACACCAATCAAAACTTCTTTGCAACCGCCACAAACCGTTATGTGTTTCGGGTCTGTCAACTCATACCTAACATTTTCATTAGGGCAGCCAACAACAACACAAATAAATACCTTAACCATTAGACAACCTCATAACTGATGTTAGCCGTAATGGAATCGCTAGTAGCCCACACAGCAATAGGGATAGCGGAAGTCAAAGCTACCGCGGTTAAGTAAGTACCTGCTGAGTTCAAGGCACGAACAAACGCGTAACCAGGTGTTGAAGTGATGTACACCGTGCCGGGATATCGAACACCCGGAGAAGCATCATAAATCAAGGCCGTGCCAGCAGCCCCCGACCTGTTGCTGCTTGCTTGATTTACGGGCAATGAAAAACTTACATCACCAGTAATGGCCGAAGTCGCACCTAAAGCAAAATAGAAATTAACAACCATAAGCTCACCAAGTTGCGCGTAAGAAGCCGATAGGGTGTACCCCGAACCTAGCGTGACACCAGCAATTGTAGGCGTGTATGACTTCCAAACAATGTCAAACTCCATCCAGGCTGAACCTGAGTACACAAAGTAGGCATCAGAATCAACAAGATATGAGAACATTCCTTCAGACGGGGCTGTTAAAGCGGTTGTTCGGGCCGCCGCTGATGCAAAAGTCATAATGGTTTGTTGCATCAAATAAGTGTTTGTATCTGACGCGGTGAGTATGTCACCACTTGTAAAGCTTTTGTATCCTGCACCAGCCATAATTTCCTAACCTAATAAATTAAAGTCTAACCTACCCAAAACGGTGTTGTCCAAAGTCAACCAGCCGTTATCAGCAGAAGAAAACTTGAAAGTAACCTCGTGGTTTGAAGTTGAAATGCTGTGATCAATACCAATGATTTGACAGTATTTCAAAATGTTCGACCCAACTAAGTTTGGGGTAAAAGATACTTGCACAAAGTCAGTCAATTCTAACGCAAGCACTTCAGCTTGTTGCCCCGAAGTCAAACCGGTAAGCTCAATAACCACCGACTCAAAACGGTATTCCGGTTCTGAGTATCTGGTAGCAAGAACATTACAAATACTTTGTAACGCAGTTTGCGTGTTAGTTAGCAGGGTTGTATCAGAATAAACAATTGCACCGTAAGAACTTATTGAAGAAGCGACATCATTTGTAGCAACATCAGCAAAAGTGTTTTGAAGCTGTATGCGGTTGTATAGATAGTCTGAACCGTAGTTGACGTTG